ATTTGGTGGTGCTATGAAAGCAGCACGTGCAGCCCAAGTAGCATTAAACAGGGCTATTTTAGCTAATCCATACATTGCTGCTGCAGCTGCTGTAGCTGCCTTAGCTGCTGGTATATACTTGTTATCACAACGTGAAACAGAGGAAGAAGCAGCGAATAGAAAAGCATTAGAAACATCTAAAGCAAGACTACAGAATTTAGAGGATAGTGAACAAAGTGTTTTAAAGTTTGCCCGTGCCCAAGGTTTAGCTGCTGAAACAGTATTAGAGTTTGAAATAGCATCTAATAAAGCAAGAGTAGCTGAACTTGATAGAATTATAGCTTTAGAGGAAGATAACGAGAAGATTACAGAATACTACGCAGAACAAAACCAACTACTTAATAGAGGTATTGAATTAGGTCTTCAGTTAGGTAATCTTAGAGAACAAGAACGTCAAAAAGGTATTGAAGACCTTAAAAAAGAAGCTGAAGCAAGAGATGAAATTGCTAAAGCAATATCTAAACAAAAAACTGAACTTGAAAGTTACGTTGATTTCCAAAATAGGATAAAACAAACTAACAAGGAAGCTATAGAAACATTTATTGAACTTAGTGGTGGTATTCAACAAACTACAGGAACCATTATGCGTCAGCTTCCTATGGTGCAGGGTGCTGTAGAAACATCAACAGCTACTTTATCAGATTATTTTAATGACCTTATTACTAAACAAAACGAATTCTTTAATGGTCAAGTAGGTGCAGCAGTATCAACATCTTTACAAGTAGCATCCCAATTAGCAACTGCATTAAGAGGAAATATTGACGAATCAACTAAGGAAGGATTTGAAAAAGGTAAAAAATATAGAATTGCTGAAGTTAGAGTATCAAGTATTCAAGCCGCATTCGAGGCATATAAAGGATTAATTGGTGTTCCTATTGTAGGTCAGGTCTTAGCTATTGCAGCAGCAGCTGCAGCATTAGCAACTGGTCAAAAAGCAATTAAAGAAATTCAATCATCAACATTCCAAGGTGGTGGTGCAGTATCTAATCCAACAGCAGGTTCATCAGTTGGTGTTGGAGGAGGTGCAGTTCCAGGTGCATCACAACAAGGTGGTTTCTTATCATTAGTACCACCAACTACTTCAGCACCTCCTGTTCGTGCTTATGTTGTTACAGGTGATGTTACAGATGGTATAGAGGCAGAACAACAATTACAAACCCGTAGACAATTTGGACCAGGGTAAACATAATATTTATTGATATGAAAATCGTAAAATTAGACATTGACGAAAATTCAATCTTGGCAGGTATTGATGCTGTAGCATTAGTAGAACAACCAGCAATCGAAGAGGATTTCTATTACTTTGGTGAACAAAAATTCGCTGAAACCTATACCGATTATCCCCAAGCAGCTGTTGATGCAGCTAAGCAAGGAATTAAGCGTAATGAAGCATTGGGAAATCCGTGTGCTACACAAGTAGGTAAGGTAAGGGCACAGCAATTGGCTAATCGCGAACCGGTATCGCTTGATACCGTGCGAAGAATGCGTGCTTTCCTAATAAGACAGAAGGACAACTATGAACTAGCTAAATCAAGAAAAGATTATGATGCTTGTGGTTACATTTCCTATTTACTTTGGGGTGGACCATCAGCATTACCTTGGACTGAAAAAGTATTACGTCAAGCTGGAGAGACATTTGTTAAAGATGAATATCAGGATTTAGAGGATGCTTGTCAACCAGGCTATATTGCCTATGGTCTAAAACGTAAAAATGGTAGATTAGTCCCTAACTGTGTTCCTAAACAGAACTTCGAAGCAATGCTTGTCGAAGACCTTATCAAAAATGAACTATTTGCTGCTATTACAGAAGTAGATGGTATCCCTGTTTATGCAACAAAGGAGGAAGCTATTGTTAAAGCTGAAGAGATAGGTTGTCAAGGATATCATGAACACACATTAGAATCAGGACAGATTGTCTATATGCCTTGTGAAACACATACTGATGTAACAGATGCTATTTTAGGTGGAAATGACTTTGATTTAGATGTAACAGCATTACCTAACTATGTTGCTGAAGTTACAGGTTCAGAATATTCATTTGCCCAGCTAGATGAACAACAAATGTTAATAGGTCCACTTATGACACCTAATAAGTTGATTCCTCGTTTAGACGATAATGGTGAAAAATACTATGTTTACTTTACTGAAGATACAATCAAGAAACTATCATACAAAATGATGAAGGATAAGTTGATTGATAGTGTAAACATTGAACATAACTCCAGCGATAAAGTAAGTGATGCTTACATGGTTGAAAGCTGGTTAGTAGAAGACCCATATACAGATAAATCTAACAAATACGGATTTGACCCTGTTAAGGGACAATGGTTCGGTATTTACAAGATTGACAACAAGAAAGTATGGGACGAGTATATTAAGGCTGGAAAAGTTAAGGGATTTAGTATTGAAGGTTTCTTCGAGAACCATATGATGTCTAAAACCCAATGTCGTAAAAATGGTCAATGTGCTTGTGGTAAAACAAGTAACGCCTTAGGTTTATGTGATGGTTCACACTTGAAATAATGGGAATCATTGATACATTCTTAGGTAAATGGGCGAGTAGGAAACTATTAGTATTTTTTATCGCTACATTATTAGCATTATTTGGAAACCTAAATTCCCACGATTGGGTTATTATTTCCAGCATCTATATTGGTTCACAAGCTGTTATCGACCTCGCTAAAATCTATAAATCACTCTAATATGCCCATACCCACCAAAACACCACTCGAAACACGTGACGAATTTATTTCACGTTGCATCTCTGATTTATCAGGAGAATATGATACTAAACAAGCTGCAGCGATTTGCTATGCCCAGCTATCTGCACCCTTTAACTCCACCCTCGCTAAATAATCTCTATAGGGAGAAGTTACGAACTCTCTCTTAGGGAGGCACGTTTTATCGAGGAGAGTTTTTTTATAATATGTATTGTTCGTGGCACCATAGGTGCTTTATTATTAACCCCATAAAAACTTCAAAGTATGACTTCAAGTGAATTAAAAGAACTTGTAAAGCGTCATTTCAATCTTACAGAAGTTTCTACCGAAGAGACATTTGGTGAATTAAAGGATATCAATGGTGCTTTCACCATTAAGTTTCCAGGCGATTCACTCCAAGTTGGCGACAAAGTAACTGTTGTTACTACTGAAGGCCAAGAAATGGATGCACCAGATGGAACACATGAACTAGAAGATGGAACCAAAATCGTTACCGAAGGTTCTGTTGTTAAAGAAATCATGGGTGCCGACGGTGAAAAGGAACTTGCTAAAGAAGAAATGCAAGCTGAAGAAGAAGTTGTTGCTGATGTAGTTGAAGAGGTGGTTGCTGACGTAGTTGAAGAAACAATTAAAGAAACAGTTGAAGAAGCTGTAGCTGATGTTGTTGAAGAAGCTGTAGACGTTGAAGCAATCGTATCTGAAATCGCTGATGCATTACAAACTGAAATGGGCAAGATGAAAGAGAAAATGGCTGAATTAGAGGCTAAGGTTAAGGAAATTGAATCATTACCAGCTGCTGAAGCTACTGTGGTTCGTCCTACTGAAGCATCTAAGGCCAAATTCGCTGCATTCGATGTAGATTCAGCTAAAAACGCTGACCGCATTAAAATGGCACTTGCCGAAATGAAAACTAAAAAATAACAATTAAACTTAACTAAAATGGCTTTAGACGTAACTGCACTAAACAATTTTAATAACGAGGTAGCCGGCGAGTTACTCGTTAAATCTGTTTACGGTGGTTCCACTATGGAATACATCACTGTAAAAGAGGGAGTTAAGTATGAAGAACCAATCAACTTAATGGAGGTTAGCCTCTACATGCAAAACGGAACTTGTGTTTCTACTGCATCTGGTTCTTTAGCTTATACCCAAAGAAACATCCGCGTTTGTCCTCGCACTTCTTTTGACGGAATCTGTCTTAAGGATATGGACAAAAAATACTTAGGCATCGCTGCCCTCGAACCAGGTTCTTACAACGAGACCTTCAAGATGGCTGAAGCTTATTCTAACTTATTGGTTAACCAATTCCAGAAAGCAAACGACCAATTCCTTTGGGGTGCTGTTTCTGGTTCAGCTTCTACTTTCGGTGGAACATGTGACGTTGATGGCTTGAAAGTTATCATCTCTGGTTCTACTTCAGGTGTTGTAACTACAGGTTCAGCTGCAGCTACATTAGCTAACATGGACACTATGATTGCTGGTCTTTCTAGCGACGTAGCTGACCGTGACGACTTAACATTCTTCATGTCTGTTTCTAAGTTCCGTCAATTCGTAGCTGACGTTCGTTCTGCAAACGGCTACTGGTTCGACCCAGCTTCTATCGAGAACCGTGGTGGTTTACTTGAAATGGCTTACCCATTCCAAAACATTAAAGTTGTTGGAACTGTAGGTTTACAAGGTAGTGACCGTATCGTTCTCGGCCCAGCCAAGCAAATCGTTGCAGGAACTGACTTAATGTCTGACTTCTCTGAATTCCAATTGTGGTATGATATCAATACTGACCAGTTGAAGCACAGAATCAGCACTAAACTTGGTGTTAACATCGCATTCCCAGAGTATTGGGTATCAAACGACCAAGCCTAATTATTAACCCTATAAAACCAGAATATTATGTCAACTTGTGATATTACTTCAGGATTCACCCTCGGTTGTAGAGACAACACGGGTGGTATTACAAACTTATACATCTTATCTGGTTCAATCACCACTGTAGATACAGTAAGTGAAGGGTTAATTTCGGGTATTACAGGTAGTGGTGAATTCTTTACGTTTGAATTATTCCGTCAAACTTCAGATTTCACAGAAGCTATCACAGCTACTCCAGAAAATGGAACTGTATTCTATGAACAAACAGTTAACGCTGTATTCTTCAAGTTACAGTCAGCTACCCGTAACCAAGTTCGTGTATTAGCTAAGAATCCTAACCTTAAGGTTATTGTTGAAACTAATAACGGAACAGTAGATGGCGTTGGTCGCTACTGGTTGTTAGGTCAAACAAGAGGAATGCAATTGTTAAGTGGCACTGGTGCTACAGGAACTGCATTCGGTGATTTGAATGGCTATACACTTACCTTCACAGGTCAAGAACCAGAACCAGCTTCTGAAATTAGCGGAAGCTTAAGTGCTGCCTTAAGTGGCATCACGCTTGGATAAGTGATTCTAATTTAGGAAAGGGGGTTGCGTTTCGGCGTGCCCCCTAACCTAATATTTCATATATTATGCTACAATTCAACAAATCACAAGCTACCAACACTAATGCTGTTTACATCGATACAGTAAACACATCAAGTGGTTATTATGATACTTTGACTATTGTTTATAGTCAATCTTGGGATAATAGTAATGGAACATTTGATGTTACTACTACTTCAGCCCCTAATCAATATAACAATTGGTTAGCATTTACTAATACAGGTAGTGTTGTTCCTTCATATACAGGACAATATGATGTAGGTGTATGGATTAAACAAGAAGTATCAGCTATATGGAATCAAGTAGCAGTAGCTTGGAATGCTTATAATGAAACGTGGGATGCAGCAGGTGTTACAATCCCTGTTACCTTACTTTATAGTGATAGGGCTTGGATTAGTGGTTCAAATGAATCCAGCATAACACAATATGTATCTGCCGACGAAAATGGCACTTATACAACATACAATGGATAACAATAAAAAACTAAAGTTCGCCAATATAGCCAGAGATTATGCTGGTCGTGTCGCTATCAAGGAGGATAAGACAAAAGAATACGTTAAATTCGGCGAATACAACGATTTTCCAAATTCACTAATTGAATTATATAATAACTCTTCTATCCACAATACTTGCGTTAACGCTATTGTTGATGGAATAGTAGGCGAAGGTTTAACAGCAGACCCATCTTGGGTGTTAGATGTCGCCAACTCTACAGGAGAATCTTGGAATGATTTATTAAAAAAAGTAGCTGTAGACTATAAATTATATGGTGGATTTTCTTTAGAAATTATTTGGAACAAAGCACGCACTAAAATAGCTGAAGTATATCATATTGATTTCAGTTGGATTCGTGCACGTGAAAAGAATTATAGAGGACAAATCCCAGGCTATTATATTAGTGATGAATGGTCTACAAAATATCGTTATGCAGGTTATAATGTAGATAAGCTACCTTATTTACCTGTATACAACCCACAACGTGCTGTAGAGGAACCAAAACAACTTTATGTTTCTAATCCATACAGACCAGGTCAAGGTTATTATCCATTACCTGATTATGTAGGTGCTTTACGTGTTATTGATTTAGATACAGAAGTAGATAACTTCCACGTAAATAACTTAAAGAATGGTTTAGCACCATCTTTAATGATTACAACATTTACAAACGCTAACGAAGACGAAAGAGAAGCAATCGAGAGAATGCTTCAATTACAATATAGTGGAACCAATAATGCTGGTAATCTCCTTTACATGGACTTAGATGACCCAGCAAACGCACCACAAGTAACTCCTATCCCACAAAATGGTGCTGATGGTTACTACACTACTATCAATGATATGGTTGTTCAAAAGATTTTGACAGCCCACAGAATTACAAGTCCTATGATTTTAGGTATTAAAACAGAGGGACAGTTGGGGGGACGCGATGAAGTTGTTGAAGCATACTTGTTATTAGTAAATACAGTTATTCGTCCTTTCCAACAAGACATTCTACAAGTATTTGAAGATTTACTTGAAATGAAATACCCAGAACTCGATATTACTTTAGGTATTCAACAACTTAAATTATTCAGTGATGGTGAAGAAGAAACCGATGTTGTAACATCTATCGATGCTGAAGTAGGTGAAGATAGCGAATTAGAAGCAGATATCGAACAAGCAGATAGAGAAGCAGGTGAAGTTTCAGGTCCTAACGATATG